GAATCTTTCTTAATATTCTATTATCTCTTAAAGTTCTATTATAATGATTTAATAAAGTAAAAGTATGTGTACCTGGTGCTGTTCCAAACTGAACATGACTTGTTGATCCAGATGTTGTATTAACAATACCAATTTGCCCAATAGATTGATATAATTTAATTTTAAACTTTCTAGATGATGGGGTAGCCCTATCGATTGTATCAACATAATATGTTTGTCCAGAAACTAATCCAGGCATAGGTTGAGTTGCTATACCACAAGTGTAAACAACTGGATCACCTTGAATAAACTTAATATCTCCACTTCCAGGAAAACCAATCTCACTATAAAGATTATTTGTACCTTGATTAAACAAATAAGTTGAATTTGCAGCAGGAATAGATTCTTTTAATGTTGCTGCTGAAATATTGTAACTAGGTAAAGAGTTTGAAGTAACATATCCATAATCATCATTATCAGTGTATACGTTTAAAACATCAGAAATAATATTATCATTACCTAAAGAAATTGGTACACCAGAACTTGATGCTTTCTTAAGAACTCTTCTAATGTCATAATATTGACCAACAACGGGAGTCCAACCACCTAAATTTGACAGAGTTACTTGACCAAGAGTTGTATTAATGTTACTAACAGTACCTACTACCTCTACATCATGAGATGCTCTTTTTATAACAGCAAATCTATCATCAAGTCTTAAACTAGACTTATCAATAGAACTTTCTATACTAAATGTCGAACCATTTATTTCAGTAACCTTATATCTTGAACTGGTATTATAAATCCAAGAATTTGCAAATATCTCTTTATATGTTTGATTTGCAATAGGATTTTCTATTTTTTCTCCAATATTTCTAACATATACTCTCTCACCTTCTGTTACAAGTGAAATATCTGATATTGCAGAAAATTCTGCAAGAACTCCTGTAATTCTTAACTCAACTTTTTTATTTAAATCACCATCTTCATAACCAAAAACTACCTCATTTGATCTAAGGTTATCTGCAGTACCAATGCCAGAAACAATACCACTACATCCAAAGAACTGATTTACACTCTTTGAAGTATATGATATAACATTTTCACCACTTATTACTGTTCCTGTCTTACCAAATCCAATAGTAGAATCTACAGAAACTATTGAAGATCCAATTGAAACCTGTTCAAGTACCTTTGTATTACCTGGAACAGTAAATGTACCCTCAATTAAATCTCTATCACTATATCCTACAAATAATGACAATTTATAATAAGTTTTACCTTCTCTTGTTATTGGTTCTACTTCAGATACTGAAGCATTAGTACCAAGATCAGTAGACTTAAAGATTGTTTGTCCAATCAATTTACCTGGATCACCAGTACCTATATGATCAGCAATAACAATTTCTCTACGAATATATTCAGCACCAGATGGTTTAATTAAATTATCTTCAAGATCTAAAACTTTTGCCTCAACACCATATAGAACTTTCATTAAAATTCTAATGGATTCTTCTATACCTTTTGATTGATAGAATGATCTGGCAAATTTAACAAAATTACCTACATCAAGATTGTCATCAAACTTGTTATTTTCTAATCCAGGTAAGAATGATCTCTTTAATTTTTTATAAAATTCCTGTAAGAATAGTACACTAAGGTTTGTAACTGATGTGCCATTAGCATGAGAAGCAGCAACAGTATCTTCAAATACTAGATTTTCTTTATTAACATCATTTAATGATGATGTAATACCAACATTATATCCAGTTACACCACTAAATCCACGAACACAACCAGTAAAAGTATTTGTTGTTATTCCAGTATATGTAATAATCTCATCATTAATCTTTAATAAACCATATTCAGAAGGAAAACCTTTTGTTGATGGAACATTAATTGTAGTGTCTGATGCTGAAACAGCAGATGTTACAGTTGTAACACCAACAACAACTTCAGGTACTAAATTATCAACTTTAATATATTGATCAAGATTACCAATTAGATCACTTGGACCTCCTTGATATTCTTGAGAAATATAGTATTGTTTGAATAACTCTACTGCATTAGGAAAATCAGCTACCAGATAATCGGGTAACTGATTTTCAATAATTTTATTGACTTGTATTCTTTTATCAATTTGCGACATATTTTATTTCCTCTCTAGCACCCCATTTGAGTAACTTGATGTGTAATAATCTCTGGTAAATACAACGCCTGATACATCTTCACCTGAAGCAATTACGTCCTTAACCATATTTATCGTACTATTAGAAACGTTAAAACTGAGATACAAATCCTTTAACCCAACGACATCATTTGAATCAGGGAATGCTTGTATTTCTATTAAATTATTATCAGCAACAGTAGAAGTAATATTAACTGTATTAATCAATATTTCACCTTTCTTATAATCAACTGTTCCTATATCTTTAACAATAACTTTCTTTTCATTCCTTTCATTAACACTAATAACAGTTAATGTTCCCATATCACTTCCATCCAAGTCTCCATTTGCATCCTTATTTGGAATATCAGTAAAGTAAACAGTTTTAGATGATCCAGCAACAGTAAATCCAGTACTCTTAATATTCATTCCTGCAGAATTAACATGGAATCTATTACCAAAACACAATTCATATTGAGCAAATTGGTTTGTTAATGCTTTTAAATCTCTTCTAATTCTAACTTTAGTAATGTTAGATGTGATTGCATTATCAACTCTGTCAATTAATTGATTCATTTTACTATATTTGAATCTACCACCAAACTTATTAATCTCAACATTATTTGCATATTGATTTAATGCATTAATAATTGTTGTCCTTAATGTAGATGAATCAGCAACTTGAGATGTATTGTAATAAACAGTTGAATCAATCTCAACATAAAGAATTTTAAGATCTACAATCTCGGAATTTATACCAGCAATTGCATAACTCTTTAGTTTATTTTTAATTTGTTGTTTGTCAAAATCTGAAACATATGTTCCATTTTTTGGTTTAATACTGATCTGTACTCTACCAAATTGTGGTGGATCTAATTCTTCACCACCTACAACAGCAACAGATTCGGTTTTGGGATAGATTGTTTGTATTATTGCTTCATAATCCCTTGGTGTAACCGCCCTGTACTGTGCTGAATATATTCTAGGGGCAAAATACTTAATAGATGATAAATCTTCTACTTCAGCACCATTAGAGGAGGACTGAACTGTAGTAACAGTAACATTATCATTTGGTTGTATAAGAGCACCAGATTGATTTGAGAAGGTTCCTTGGAAACTAAATTCTGAAGCACCGTTACCAGTTTCACCATCAGTAACAATATATCTAACAGTAATAGTTTGATTATTTTCTAACTTCCTACCAAATAAACCATCACCAAACATAAGTTCATACTTTTCATCTTGAACTTCTTGCATTAAATATATTTCCGATTTCTTATCAATATTCAATATATTATCAACTGCAGAATATTTTCTACCAATTCCACTATCATTAATACCTTTAACATATGCTCTAATGGTAGAACTATCAATATTTGGGGTATCTAAAATAAATCTTTGATCTATAGAAGTGTCTACAAGAAAAATTCTGGATAATAATGTTCCTTCATGAAGTGAAATATTATCATCAAATTGAGCATATCTTTTTCCATTAATAGTAACCATTCTAGTAGAGGTTATATCTTCAGGAATAGAAAATCTATATGTTGAATTATTTGCATTACCTACACATACAAGACCTGCTCTTAATGTAATAAAAGGAATTTGTGGATCTGCTAAATTATCACTTATTTCAATATCACCCAATTTAATTGTTGCAACTGCAGCAGTCTTTGAACGAGGTACATATCCAATATTTCTTGCCAATGATACAACATTCTCTCTTATAGTTGCAGAATCCAAGAAAGATTCATTGGCAACCAAGTTAGCATTGAATGCATTAATATATGTGTTATACGCTAAAGTATCAATTAAAACAGAAAAGTTAGAACCTTCAAAATCAAAATCAGTAAAATTTGAGTTTGCTCGAAGATAATCTTTAATTTGAGCCTTGATTTGATCAAAATCTAGACTTGTAAACTGTGTGAAAGGCATATTACTACCTGGTTGGTTCTAATAAGAAGTTAAATGATTGTGTAGGAACATCTAATCCAACAATATCAAAAAATACTATAACTTCAAAACTATTTAAATCTGGTTGAGCATTAACTTGAACTTTTAAATTATCTACTCTTGGTTCAAAAGTTTCTACCGTTTCTTTAATTTGATCTTCAATGACCATATCAAGATCAGGTGTAAAGTTTTCAAATAAACTTTTGCGAATATCAGTCCCCAAATAAGGACTAAAAAATCTTTCTGTTGGTATAGTCTCAACTAAATTGCGAACAGATCTAGCAATTGCTCTTTCATTTGTTAAGACAGAAATATCCTTTGTAACTGGATGAGGTACAAAAGAAAAACTAATGTCTTTAAATCCCCTAGATAAGCGTTTTGTTGCCACGAATAGG